TCAGGACGCTCTCTCCCTGAGACTCAGGTCACACAACCTCTGTCACCCTTCTCAAAGGGCTCTGAAGCCTAAATGAGCGATGTTAAGGGCAAGGGTGACCTACCAAGACGAGGGGCTAGGTCAAAACCGCTTATAGGGGCTGTAAAGCCTCGCATTTGCACACCTCTGCTAAAAGGTGCGTCTAGAATTGATGAAGTTTCAGATTTAGCAGATAAAATTGGTATGCCATTGCTACCTTGGCAGCGTTTCGTGCTAGAGGATATGTTGAAGGTAGACAAGGACGGTATGTTCGTCCGCAAAACCTCGTTATTGCTTGTAGCTCGTCAAAATGGCAAAACACACCTTGCTCGTATGCGAATCCTTGCTGGTCTGTTCCTATTTGGCGAAAAAAACATATTGGCTATGTCCTCTAACCGCAATATGGCATTAGATACATTTAGGCAGGTTGCTAACACTATTGAGGATAACCCTTTCTTAAAAGCACAGGTTAGACAGATCAGGTATGCCAACGGTCAAGAATCAATTACATTGCTTAATGGTGCAAGGTACGAAATTGTAGCTGCAACCCGAGACGGGTCTCGTGGTAAGACAGCTGATCTGTTATACATAGACGAATTACGAGAAATTAGCGAGGAAGCATTTAAGGCAGCTGTGCCAACGACTAGGGCAAGACCTAATAGTCAGACTATTCTGACCAGCAACGCAGGTGACGCATTTAGCACAGTATTAAATGACATGAGGGAACGGGCATTGTCCTACCCAAGCAAGACATTTGGATTTTATGAGTACTCAGCACCTATGCAAGCAAGACAAGACATACACAATCGTAAATACTGGGTGCAAGCCAATCCTGCCATTGGTCATACGGTTACCCTTGAAGCAATAGAGGAATCAATCGCCACAAACAGCATTGAAGCTACATTAACTGAGACCCTTTGTATTTGGATAGATAGCCAAGTCAGTCCTTGGACATTTGGGTCAATCGAGGCATGTTCTAATAGTGATTTATTACTGCCTATTGGCACAATGACGGTATTGGCATTTGATGTAAGTCCAAGTAAGCGATCAGGTGCCTTAGTTGGCGCACAAATAACACCTGAAGGCAAGATAGGTGTTGGAGTCATTGAGACCTATACGAGCGAAGTCGCTATTGATGAGATTAAAATGGCTAGTCAGATAAACGAGTGGGCTATGAAATACCGCCCAGTGAATATCGGCTATGACAAGTACGCTACTGCTAGTATTGCTCAAAGACTTACTCAATCAGGGCATAAATTGATAGACATATCAGGACAGTCATTCTATCAAGCCTGTGGTGAACTAGCTGACGCCCTCAGCAACCTCCGTTTAGTTCACCAAGGTCAACCCGAGTGGGTAGCGTCAATGAATAACGCTGCGATGAAAACAAATGACGCAGGTTGGAGAATCGTCCGACGCAAATCAAGTGGAGATGTCCAGTCAGCTATCGCTACTGCAATGTGCGTACACATGTTGTCAAAACCAATATCAGTTCCTCAGATTTATGTCTAGGTTTTGTGATATACTTCACCTATGGGATTTTTCCGCAACTTAATTGGTCTAGAGGATAAATCAACAATTAAGGCGCAACTTGCCCCACCTGTCGTTTCAGACCCTTTTAATTTTTACTCACAGTTCACACCATTTCAGTCAGTAAGTCGTGAGGAAGCTGTAACTGTTCCTAGCGTCTTGCGTTGTCGCAATTTAATTGCCACAACTGTTGGCGTAATGGAATTAAAGACTTATGCAAAAGCAACTAAAGCAGAAATACCAAATTTACCTTGGGTAAACCAATTATCTAAGTCAGCACCTAATTCAGTTATATTAACTGCAATAGTTGACGCTTTAATTTTTTACGGTACTGCTTATTTAGAGGTTACTGAGGTTTATCAAGATGATAACCGTCCAGCAAGATTTGATTTTGTAAATAACACACGAGTACAAGTACAACTTAATAAATTAAATACTTTTGTTGACTTTTATACGGTAGACGGTCGTGAGCGACCAATGTCAGGTATTGGTTCACTTGTAACTATCCAATCACCTATTGACGGTATCCTTCACGCTGGCGCAAGAATTCTAAGAGCTGCTATTGATTTAGAAAAAGCCTCAGCAACAGCGGCGTCAACACCAGTACCTTCAGGTATCTTAAAAAATAACGGTGCTGATCTACCGCCTGCTGAAGTTTCAGGATTATTGGCAGCATGGAAGCGATCAAGAGCTGAGCGATCAACTGCATACCTAACTTCAACCTTGGAATATCAGCCAACTTCATTTAGCCCTAAAGACATGATGTACAACGAGGCATTACAGTACATGGCTACACAAATTGCTCGTTTGTTCAATGTACCTGCTTATTATATTTCAGCAGATCAAAATAACAGCATGACTTATGCCAATGTCCAAGATGAGCGTCGTCAGTTTGTTTCGCTATCGCTTCAACCTTACATTTCAGCAGTAGAAAATCGTTTTAGCATGGACGATCTATCACCAATTACACAGTTTGTTGCATTTGATATGGACAGCGGTTTCCTTCGGGCTAATCCAATCGAAAGATTAAATGTAATTGAAAAAATGCTTACCCTAGGTTTAATAAGCGTAGAGGAAGCCCGAGCAATGGAAGAATTGAGTCCTAATGGAAATAATTAACTTTTCAGCTGATTTAGAAGCGTCAGAATCCCGTCGAATTATTGCTGGCAAAATTGTGCCATTTGAAAACGAGATCGGTCAAACTTCAGTTGGTTCTGTAATTTTTGAAAAAGGTTCTATTGAAATTGAAGATGTTAAGGCTGTTAAATTGTTATTAGAGCATGACCCTAAACAACCTATTGGGCGCATGAAAAATGTATCTGAGGACGGCTCAGGTATTTATGCAGAATTCAAGGTTAGCAATACAACTCGTGGTACAGATAGCCTCATTGAGGCAAGCGAAAACCTGCGATCTGGGCTGAGTGTTGGAGTTGAAGTTATTAAGGGAAAGAATAGCAATGGCGTGTATCGAGTAAGTGCAGCACGCCTAATTGAAGTTTCACTTGTACAAGCTGCTGCCTTCAAATCAGCAGAGGTATTGAGTGTTGCTGCGTCACAAGACGCAGAAGTTACAACCGAAACCAAAACAGAAAATGAGGAAATTGTGGAAAACACAACACCTGAATCTGTTGCGACTGAGGTAACAGAGACCGTTGCGGTTGAAGCCTCTGCTCGTCCAACAGTAGCAGCACCTATTTACACTAAGCCTCGCTTAGAGTTCACAAAAGAGAAGTTCCTAGAGAACAGCCTTCGTGCGCAATACCTAAATGATGACTCTGCTCGCCAATACATTGCAGCAGCAGCAGATACAACTGACAACGCAGGTCTTATCCCAACTCGTCAGCTAACTGAAGTTATCAACCCATTGTCAAACGCTGATCGTCCATTTATTGACTCAATCTCATCTGCTGCACTTCCAGACGCAGGTATGACATTTGAAATTCCTAAATTGACACAAGCACCAACAGTTGCAGTAACAGCTGAAGGCGCAGCACCGTCTGAGCAAGATCAAACAGTTGCTTTCTTATCAGTAGATGTTAAGAAATACGCTGGACAACAAACTTTTTCAGTTGAGTTGCTAGATCGCTCATCACCAGCATTTTTCTCTGAGTTAGTTCGTCAAATGGAGTTTGCTTACGCAAAGGCTACTGACACAGCAGTTGGCTCAGCACTTATCACAGCTGGAACAGACGGCGGAAACCGTACTCTTACAGCAGCTAATATCCAAGACTTCATTTCAGACGCAGCAGTTTCAATTTACTCAGGTACATTGGGATTTGCAGAAAACATTGTAGTTTCACCTGAGCAATGGGGTGCTTTAATGGGTCTAGTAGACGGTTCAAACAGAGCTGTATTTACTCAGACAATTAACCCACAAAACGCTTCAGGTAACCTAACACCTACAAATGTTCGTGGCAACATTGGTGGATTAAACCTTCGTGTGTCTCGTGCATTATCAGGAACTGGCGACAACTCAATGATCGTCATTAATCCTTCATCATACACATGGTACGAATCAAACAAGTACCGCTTAGAAACAAACCTAATTTCAACTGGTCAAATCCAAGTTGCATACTACGGTTACGGCGCAATCGCTAATAAGGTTGCAGCTGGCGCATATAAGTGGATGGTTGCATAACCTTCCGTTAAAGGAAATAACTGTGTAGGGGCGTTGGAAGCCTTCGCCCCTATACTCTAAGAAAGGACGACATGCCAGCTTCAATGCCAACTATTGCGGAATTACGCAGCGCACTCGGGATAGGCACTTTGTATAGTGACACCGTAGTTGATGAGGCATGTCAATCAGCACAAGATATAGTTTTATCATATTTGTGGTTTAACAATTACAACATTATTGCTAGAGAGTGTACGACTACCCTAGGCACAGTTTATACAGATGTTAAACACAATTTAAGAGTTGGCGACACAGTCGCTATCGAAAATGTACGAGCGCACTTTAACGGAAATAAAACAATTACAAAGGTAACGGATTACAGCATTTCATTTGTTATATCTCACAGCTCAGCAGAGGAAAAACACGAAGTAATTCCTTATGGCACAATAGTTGCTTACACAGCTGTTGATTACCTAACCGTGCCAGCTGTTAACGAAGCTGCCCTTATGATCGCCGTAGACATTTGGCAAGCACGCCAAGCAAGCAACGCAGGTGGCATATCACCTGATTTTCAACCTTCGCCTTATCGTATGGGCAACACTTTAACTGCAAGGGTAAGAGGTTTATTAGCACCTTATTTAAGTCCTAATAGCTTGGTAGGCTGACATGGCTGTCGCCGTTACGACACTTCGGTCTACCCTTGCGGCTGCGTTAGAGAACGCAGGGGTATGGCAGGTCTTTTCCTTTCCGCCTGCCACACCCATTGCAAACTC